AAAATTTGCAACAGGTAAATACGCAAAAGCAATATCAGATAGATCAGGTATGGAGTTTCCATACAAAGAAATGGTTAGAGAATGGAATGGATCTTTTGTTCATGTATCTGAGTTTGAACCAAAGCAACCACAATTAGAACCAAAACCTATGAATGGTGATTCTATATCCATAAGAAATGTTAGACCAGATAGGTCAGAACCTGCAACACCAAATCTTTTACCATTAAATGCATTTACAACAACTAATAGTTCTGCAACTGTATCTGTTAATGAACCCAATCACGGTAGATCTACTAGTGATACTGTTAGATTTAGAGATGTAGAATTAGTTGGTGGTATACCTGCTGCTACGATTAATGGATCAAGTGGATTTACAATTACAAAAACAGATGATAATAATTATACATTTCCATCTGGAGTTACAGCTTCAGCAACCGAAATAGGAGGAGGTGGATCTGCGTCTGCTGGACCAGTTACACAACAAGCATAATGGCAGGAATAAGTT